GAACGCGACGACGACCGAGGCGCAGGAGCAGTTCATCCCCGAGGGCGAGATCCACAAGCACGCCAAGCATGGGTGCTCGAGGTGCGGCGGCCAGGGGTACTTCGTGCACGAGCCGGGCGGAGTCATCCGCGACGGAATCTGGACGCACATCCCGAAGGCCGAGCGCCAGCGCATCCAGAAGGCCTGCCCGTGCGCCCTAAAGCGCTACGCCAAGGCCAACAAGCTCATGCAGGAGAAGGTGCCCGAGAAGATCGACCTTCTGACGCCGACGGAGCCCGCGTGATGCCGCGCGTGTCCTCAAGCGCAGCGTGCGCGTTCCGGGGCGAGACGCAGCGCCTGGGCGTGCCAGATATGCCGGTGATGTCCCCCGAGCTTCGGGCATGGATTGAGGCCCGCCGCGCCACGATTCTGGAGGCAACGTGGGAGCGGCTCAGCATCGCCGACGAGCAGAACGAGCAGGCGGACTACGAGGCAAGGCCGGCACCGAGCAAGGTCTACTTCCGCGGGAAGGTGGTGAGTATCTAGTGCGACAAGGTGGGACAGAATGGGTGCCAACGCCCGAGCAAGCCAAGCTGCTGAAAGTGGCTCTTGAATTGGACGATGTGTCCAATGTCAAGGCCATCTGCGAGGCGGCGGACATCCCACGTTCGACCTTCTACCGCTGGCTCAAGGACATCCCCGAGTTCAAACAGCGCTGGGTGAATCGCTGGCGCGTGTTCCTGGACGCGGAGATGCCCGAGATCGTGGATGCGCAGATCAAGGCCGCGAAGAACGGTGAGACGGCGGCTGCACAGTTCATCGCCAAGCTCGGCAACTACCTCACCGACAAGGTGGACGTGAGCACGGAGCAGGGCGGCGGGCTGATGATCATCAAGCTGCCCGAGGAGCGGAAGGAATGACCTCCGCCTCCGCCCGCGAATGGGAGCCCCACGCTGGGCCCCAGACCGAGTTCCTGGCCTGCCCGGCATTCGAGGTGGGCTACGGCGGCGCGGCCGGAGGCGGCAAGAGCGACGCGCTCCTGGTGGGCGCGCTGCGCCATGTGCACATCCCTCAGTACCGAGCGGTGCTCTTCCGGCGCACGTACCCCGAGCTGCAGGGCAGCCTGATTGAGCGCTCGATGGCGTACTACCCAGTGCTGGGCGGCACGTACAACGAGGCCAAGAAGACCTGGACCTTCCCGAGCGGCGCCAAGGTGGTCTTCAGTCACATGCAGCATGAGTCGGACGTCACGGCTCACCTGTCGATGGAGTACCAGTACATCGCCTTCGACGAGGCCAGCACCTTCACCGAGAAGCAGTACAAGTTCTTGATCTCGCGCTGCCGCAGTTCGACGGGCATCCCGACTCGAGTGCGCTGGGGCAGCAACCCGCCGGACGACTCGGAGCACTGGCTCATCAAGCGATTCGGGCCGTGGATCGACACCCGCGCGACCTACGTGGGCCCGCGAGCTCGGGATGGTGAGATCCTCCACGTCACGGTCGATGACGAGGGCCAGGAGCGCTACGTCCCCAAGGGCACGCGGGACGCATTCTCGCGTGCGTTCTTCCAGGCGCGGCTGACGGACAACCCGACGCTGATGCGCAACGATCCGGGGTACGCGCTGAGAATCCGGCAGATGGGCCAGGAGGCCATTCAGCAGTTCCTGCACGGCAACTGGTTCGTGAGCCGCGTCGAGGGCGCGCTCTGGACCAAGGAGGACTTCGACGCGACGCGGGCGATCAAGCCTCCCGAAGACCTGGTGCAGATCGTCGTGGCGGTCGACCCTGCAGTGACCGACACCGCGGCGAGCGACGAGCACGGCATCATGGTCGGCGGACGCTGCATGTCCGGGCACGTCTGGGTCTGGGAGGACAACAGCCTCCGCGGCAGCCCGGAGAAGTGGGGCAGGGCAGCCATCGACTCGTACCGGCGCCACACTGCCAACGTCATCGTGGGCGAGGTGAACAACGGCGGCGATCTGGTGAAGGCCAACATCGCCAACCTGGACCCCTCCGTGCCGTTCCAAGAGGTCCGCGCCAGCCGAGGCAAGGCCAAGCGCGCGGAGCCCGTGGTCACGCTCATGCGGCGCGGGATGGTGCACATCGTCGGCGCGCTCCCTCAGCTCGAGAGCGAGTGCAAGAGGTGGGTGCCTGGCGTCTCCACATGGTCGCCGAACCGCATGGATGCCTTCGTGTGGCTCGTCAACTACTTGGTGCCAGAGGGCGCCTGGGACAACACGCCGCCTCCTCCGAAGCCGGTGGAGCAGGCGATCGATGAGCGGATGGAACAGCAGATTCGACGGGGCCAGTCCGAGGACCCGTGGGGGATGTGGGGATGAGGCCGAAGAGCGCCGAGCGTCGCAGGGCTGAGCTGAAGGCCGTCAAGGACAAGCTGCGCGACAGCAACTGGAAGCCGATGGATGAAACCGCGCCGGCTCGATCTGCCGAGGCGCGTGCGACCGATCTCGCGTTGCAGCTCCAGGCGGCTCGGTCGCGTCACCGCACCCTCCTCCTGAAGATGCAAGCGCTCATCGCTGAGGCGCTGGAGGCCGACCCGGGATGAGACTCGACCTCGAGACCACGGAGTCCGTGCTGGACTTCATCGCTCAGGCCCGCGCGGCTGGCGTGCGCAGGCTGCGCGTGGGTGACCTGGAGTTTGAGGTCGACCCTCCGCCGTATGTGCCGGCGCAGGTGCCAGCGAAGGGCGCCCACGAGGTTCTCACGGCCGAGCAGCTTTTGGACAAAGAAGGCGGGGAAACCGAGTACGACCCGAATCAGCTCTTCGGGGATGGATAACCCATGGCCACCCGCTTCTGGCTGGAGAAGAAGGGCGATCGACACGGCAGCGTCGTCGCCACCGCACGCAAGATCGGTAGCGACCTCGCGCCGCTCTTCCAGAACTTCGCGACCTACCTGCGCATGTACGCCGGCATCAAGATGGAGACCGCGACCGGCATCGGCGTCGCCGGATTCGTCAACCAGTACAACGCCAGCGTCCTGAAGAACCCGCGCGTCGGCTACAACCTCACCAAGACCATCGTCGACTACAAGCGGGCCAAGGTCACCGCGACCGACATCCGCCCATTCGCGGTGACGGATGGTGGGAGCTGGGACAAGCGGCAGCGGGCCCGCAAGCTCACCAAGTTCCTGGACGGCCTCTTCTACGAGTGCCGCATGCGGTCGCTGACCGGCGAGGTCTACCGGATGGCGCGCGTGCCGGGGACGGGCGTGGCCAAGGTGTACGAAGAGAACGGCCGGCCGATGGTCGAGCACGTTTTCCCGTGGGAGCTCCGTGTCGACAACGAGGACGGCGCCTATGGCAAGCCGCGCACGATCATCCAGGTGAAGCGCATCCATCGCGACGTTCTCCGGGCCATCTACCCGAAGCCCGTCACGCCCCTGGCCATCAGTGGGGCCAAGAAGGTCGAGCCCAACACCAAGGACGGGCAGACCCTGGCCGACATGGTGGAGGTCTACGAGGCCTGGCACCTGCGCAGCGCGGACGATGCCGACGACGGTGTGCACGTCATCTGCACCGACGCGGGCACGCTGTTCGAGGAGGAATGGGAGGACGACGAGTTCCCATTCGCCATTATGCGGCCAGACCGGCGCATCGTCGGCTTCTGGGGCGTGGGCGACGCTGAGGATCTCATCGGCAAGCACTACGCGCTGAACGGCCTGCAGATGACCAAGTACCGGGCGGTCCGGCTGTGCTCGGTGCCCGGCTACTACAAGCGCCGCGGGTCGAATGTCTCGGCCGCGCAGATGACCAATGACATCGGGCGCATCGTCGAGGGCGACGACCCGACGCCGCCGCAGCCGCTGCAGACGCCGCCCATCCCGGCCGACCTCCAGCAGTCGATCGATGAGCTGATCAACCTGGCGTACCGCGAGAAGCACATCAACGAGATGGCGGCCATGGGCGCGGTGCCCGCCGGACTCTCTGGCTCGGGCGAGAGCCAGCGTGTCTTCGCCGACCAGCAGACGGAGCAGCTCGGGCCGGAGTTCAAGGAGGTCGAGCAGTTCAGCATCGACGTGGCCCGACTGCTCATCAAGTGCGCGCGCCGCATCCACGAACGCGAGGGCGCGTTCCGCGTCAACGTGCCCGGCAAGAAGTTTCTCGAGACCATCGACTGGGCGGACGTGGACCTGGCGGACGACGAGTTCGATCTCCAGATCTTGCCCACGTCGAACCTGCCCAAGACGCTCTCGGGCCGCCTGGCGACCATCAAGGACCTGCTGCAGGCGGGCATGATCGACGCCACGCACGGGCGACGGCTGCTGGACTTCCCCGACCTCGAGCAGGACACCAACCTGGCGACGGCGCTCATCGACTTCGCGCTGTGGGCCATCTCCGAGATGCTCGACAACGGCCGATACGTCGCCGTCGAGCCGTACCAGCAGTTCGACATGTGCGTGGACCTCGGCCGACGCGCTTACCTGAACGCGGTGCGCGAGAACGCGCCTGAGAAGCGGCTCGAGCTCCTGCGCCAGTGGATCGACGAGAACGCCGCCAAGCTCCAGGCGCAGCAGCCCCCACCGCCTGCACCCGGGATGCCCCAGGGCGGCCCGATGGGGAAGCCGATGGCGCCCCCGACTTCTGACCTACTGCCCGTCAACGGCGCGGCAGCGTGAGGTGAACCATGGCTGACGAGAACACCAATGCGGCTCCTGCTCCGGCAGCGGTGGAAGCTGCCCCTCCTGCTGGTGGTGCTGACCCTGCTGCTCCAGAAGGCAGCCCTGGCGCTCCTGGCGCGGCTCCTGAGCCTGCTGCGCCTGCCGAGGAGCCCGCGAGCAAGCGCGTGGCCCGCACGGCCGCCCGTGAGGCCAAACTCGCCGCCGAGCGCGCCGCCCTCGAGCAGCAGCGGCAGGCCTACGAGCAGGCCCAGAAGGAGGCGGCCGAGCTCCGCGAGCGCGTGAAGCGCTACGAGACGCTCGAGGCTGACCCGCTGGCGTTCATCGCGCACAAGGGGCTGACCCCGCAGCAGCTCCTGGAGATGGCCGCCAAGCATGCGCCTGCGGACCCGGTGGCGCTCGAGGCCAAGCGCATCGCCGAGGAGAACGCCAAGCGCCTGCAGGAGATGCAGGAGCAGACGCTGGCCACCACGCGCCAGGCCCAGATCGCCCAGTACAGGGGCCGCATCGAGGCCCTGGCCGAGGAGGGCGGGGAGCGCTGGGAGTTCATCCGCGCCGAGGGCATCGACTCCCAGTACGTGCTCAACAGCGCCGCGCACTACGTGAAGACCAAGGGCATCAACCCGACCACGCCGGCCGAGGAGCGCGCCATCTTCGAGAAGGTGCTGGACCAGATGGAGGCCTACGCCGAGAAGCAGCTCGAGAAGGCGCGCGGCCTGGGGAAGTACCAGAAGAAGTGGGGGCAGCCTGCGCCGGCGAAGCCCGCCGAGCCCGCGAAGCCCGGCGCCAAGCCGCCCGCGCCGACGCTGACCAACCGCGCCGAGGTCACCGCGCCTCCCAAGGACCCGCCCAAGACCCGCTGGAGCCGTGAGCAGGACTTGCTACTGGCCAAGCAGAAGTGGGCCACGCCGGGGGCCAAGTGAACTCCGAGACCTGGCGCGTGCTCTCCTACATCGTGGCCCTGCACAAGCAGGACTTCACCGGCCGCTTCGAAATCTCCTGGGAGAACGGCGTGCCCAAGCACACGCGCACCGAATCGGGCCGCCGACCGGATGAGCTCCCAGATGCAGATGGGGACCTGGTGAAGCACCTGCAGGAGGCGCAGCGCCGGAGCGGCGCTTGACACTGTCACACGGCGCTTTCTAGCGTCGTCATCACATAGGTAGCACGGGTGTTGGAAAGACCAAGCCCGGTTCAGGTGAGTCACCTGGCCCGGGTTTTGTCTTTTTCGGCCAACACCCAACCCAGATTGCACCCAGTCAGATCTCGCCTGAGCCGGGCCCGAAAGGGACCCCATGGCAGGGCTCGATACATCGACTGGCAGTGCGATTCTGAAGGAGCTGTACACCCCCGACAAAGTCCAGAACATGGTCTATCCGGACAACGCGTTCTTCGCGTGGGTCCAGAAGAAGTCGGTGCAGTTCGTCGGTTCGCAGCATCCCATCCCCATCCTGTTCGGCAACCCGCAGCTCGTCTCCTCGAGCGCGAACACCGCGTTCACGGGCACGCCGGGCAACAGCCAGACCAAGCGGTTCGTCGTCAAGCGCGTGAAGAAGTACGGCCTCGCGCGCATCGACCGCGAGCTGATGCTCGCCGCTGACGGCGACAAGGGCAGCTTCATCGACGGCGCGTCGATGGAGATCGACGGCATCCTCCAGGCCGTCACCCGCAAGGTCGCGATCGAGCTCTACCGCGACGGCAACGGCGTGAAGGGCCAGGTCGCCAGCGGCCAGGCCACCTCGACCATCACCGTCCAGGCTGCCTCGGGCGGCACCAACGGCAACGACATCGACAACTTCGAGGTGGGCGATCAGCTTGTCGCGGCCTCGAGCGCCACGGGCGCCACCCGCTCCGGCTCGATGTGGGTCATCGGCGTGGACCGCACGGGCGGCACCATCACGGTGTCCAACACCCAGGGCGGCGCGGCCACCGCGGGCACCACCTGCATCTCCGGCCTGGCGGCCAACGACTACCTGTTCCTGAGCGGCGACGCCCCGAACGGTGGCTCGGCAGTCTGCGTCAGCGGCCTCGACGCGTGGCTCCCCATCACCGCTCCCACCGCCGGTGACAACTTCTTCGGCGTGGACCGGTCGGCGGACCCGCAGCGTCTGGCGGGCATCCGCTACGACGCGAGCGCCAACGGCACCCCGATCGAGGAGGCGTTCATCCAGGGCGCCGGGCTCGCCAACAAGTTCGGCGGCCGGCCCAAGGTGGCGTTCACCAACTACGAGAACTGGTTCGCCCTCGAGAAGGCGCTGGGCTCGAAGGTCACGTACGACCGGGTGACCACGGACAACGCGGACATCGGCTTCAAGTCGATCAAGATCTTCGGCGGGCGCGAGCCGATCGACGTGGTGCCGGACCAGAACTGCCCCGCGGGCCGCGCGTACCTGCTCGACCCGTCGACGGTGGCGCTCTACTGCCTCGGCGACCTCCCGATGCTCATCGAGGAGGACGGCGTGATGATGCTCCGCGCGAGCGGCGCGGACGCCTTCGACGTGCGCGTGGGCGGCATGTTCCAGCTCGGCTTCACCGCCCCGGGCAAGAACGTCGTCATCAAGCTCCCGTAACCGGCTGACTGGGCGCCCTGGCTCAGTTGGCTGGGGCGCCTGGTCGGTTGTCCAGAAAGGACAACGACAATGGGAAACCGATACCTCTTCCGAGACCAGGGCGCCTACTACCGTGGCCTGGTGGACGTGAACGTGATCGCCAACATCGGCGGCACGGGCGCGATCTCCTCCACGGTGCCGGCGGCCGCGCGCGGCTACACCATCTCGCGCTCGACGACGGGCACCTACGTGGTGACCTTCACCGACTCCTACCCGTATCTGCTCGACGTGAGCGCGGACGTGACGCTGGTCAGCGGCACCCCTGGCGCGGGCAACCCGTACTGGGCGACGCCGGGCCCGTGGAACGCCACCACGCGCCAGCTCACCGTCTACATCTGGAACCCGGGCGGCACCGCGCTGGTCGATCCCGCGAGCGGCGCCACGCTCTACGTCACGGCCATCTTCGCCAACACGACGGTGCCCTGATGAGGTTCCCGAGCCCCGAGGAGCTGCTCTCGAGCGAGGTCGGCGGCGACGACACCGGGGATGACCTGGATGACGTGACCGGCGAGCTCATCGAGGCGGTGCACAGCAAGGACAAGCAGCGCGTCAAGGACGCGATGCGGGCCATGTACGCCATTCAGAAGGCGCGCGCGGCCTACGAGGACGACGAGGACTGAGTGCCTTGTCCAGGGGCCCCGCTGGGAACCTCCCCCGCGCCTGGCGGGGCCCCGACTTGAGGTGACGCAATGCCGAACCTGGTCTCTCTCGTCACACTGCGCACCCGAGCCCGCCAGCGCTGCGGCCAGGACTACACGTCCGGCACCGGTATCGCGACGGATGCCGAGATCAATACGCACATCCAGGCGAGCTGGCAGGAGCTCTACGAGCTGATTCTGGAGCGCTACCAGGAGCAGTACGCCAAGAACGTCTCGTTCAACATCACCAGCGGCACCGACACGTACACCTGGGCGACCATCGGGTGCAGCGACTTCTACAAGTGCCTGGGCGTCGACTACTACAACGGCGGCGGCTTCTACACGACGCTGCGCCGCTTCAACTTCGCGGACCGCAACAGCACCACGCCCAGCGCACCCATGCTCGTCGGCTACCCCGGCCTGTACGAGATGAAGTACCAGGTGCGCGCGGATGCCATCGTGTTCATGCAGCCCATCGTCGCGGGCACCATCCGTCTCTGGTACGCGCCGGTTGCTCCGACGCTCACCGCGGACGGCGACACCATCGACGATGTGAACGGCTTCGGCGAGTACGTGGTGGTCGACACCGCGATCAAGCTGATGACCAAGGAGGAGAGCGACATCTCGGGCCTCATGGCCCAGAAGGCCGCGCTACGTGACCGCATCATCGCCTCGGCGGCGACGCGCGACATCGGCGGCCCCATCACCGTCTCGGACACATCGCGGTACGGGTGGGAGCGCTGGTGATGACGACGGTGACCTTCAAGCGGCAGATGCCGTCCGGCGACACGCCGTCGCGGCGCGACTTCCTCGAGGCCCAGGACAACACCCAGGCCGCGCTGAACGCGCTGGCGACCGCCGTGGGCTTCACGCGGGTCACCAACAAGCCCTCGAGCTCAAGCGCCACGGGGACGGCCTGGCAGTACTACGCGGACAGCACGGGGCTTTACCTGTGCGTCTCGCAGAACTCGTGGATCAAGCTCGCCGGGGGGACGTTCTGATGGCCCCGATGCAGTGGCAGACGATCGATATCCCGATCGGCAAGGGCATCGACACCAAGACCGAGGACATCGTCTCGGAGAATGGGCAGCTCTCCGAGTCGATGAACAACGTGTTCAGCAAGGGCGGCACGCTGAAGCGGCGGAATGGGCACGTCTCGCTGGGCAGCCCGACCAATGGGAAGGCGCTTGCGGCATTCGGCAGTGAGCTGCTCGTGCAGGACGGCGATGCGCTGCTGTCTCGGGTGAGCAACACCAACTACATTAACAAGGG